TAATATCACACAGGATCTATCAGGTCAGCCCTGGTATATTCAGGCGCTGGCTTCTAAAATGTTGCCCATTATCACGGAAGCAGCTAATAAGCAGACAATAAGCACTTCTGAGCAGGTTTTAAGCATGGGATTACAGAAATAAGCAAACTAAAAGCCTCAGAAACGCAGAATACCCCCTATTTCACACTCAGAAAAGCAAAAGCTTAGTATATTATATATATTATTTAGTTAATTAATTAGTATAGTAGTAGGTACGCCGTCTTATTTTGGATTAAAAAAACCGTGTAGTATTAATATTACTTTCTATAATCGATTTTATCGAAAGGTTTTCAGTGATTGGGGGGTATTCTTGTAGTATTTGAATTAATATATCAATTAATTAATACCCCAATCTCCAATGGGGTTATGTGAGTGACACAAAAAAGAGGGTTGGCCGTCCCGAAAAAACGGATAGTGAAGGAAACACGATTATCACTAAGGTGGTAGGCGTGAATGCTCCAATTAAATTGTTGGAATTCCTGAAAGGTAACGGTGTAAACAGATCAGAACTATTCACTAAAGTTTGTTCTGACTATTATGAAGGGGTAATATGTCCTAAATGTTATGCTAAGTTAGACACTACAATCGTAGGATCCTACTGTTCGGACTGTGCCGCAGATTATTATGAACGCACAAGAGAAGGCAAAACCTTTTGGAGATACTTTAACGACTGTCCTGACTGTGGAGAATCTTATTCCCCTACCAATCTTTTCGCACCAACCAAACAAGGTTTAGACGGTTGTTCTAAGTGTGGCGTTAAAAATGTTTTTCTTGGTGATGCATGACTTGTGAATTCTGTAATAAGAATAATATGTCCTATCCTCCAGGGTTTATTGCTAATGATGGATGGTGGCATGTATGTCCCGAATGTAAACTAATGATGTTTAAGAGGATTCATGAATAATTATCAAAAGGAAGCGATCCTAAGATGCACCAGGTGTAAACATGAATGGAAGATCTATTACATAGCAGGCAATCAATATCCCTGTCCAAATTGCGAAGGTTATACGCCATCGTCTATTAATTAGAAAAGGGACGGCCCTTTAATTTAAGTAGATACCCATATGTGGGTAACACGTGCCCAAGCCTGGACTCCCTAAGAAATACGCAAAGATGGGTTTCAAAAAAGGATGGCGCGCCTTCAAGGCATCAAAACGCACCAGGCGATCCACCAGGAAAGGCGGCGTACGAAAGACAGCCCGTCGGGCATACGTTCGCAGAAATAATCCGAAAAGGAGTAATAATAAAATGAGAAAAGGAATTCCCCATCCGTCTATCACAGGTATGGCTAGCGGACTGGCAATAGCCGCATACCTAAACGGTGGTACCGTAACTGGGCGATCTGGAAAGATAATTGCAGAAGGTGTGATTAAAGACGTTACAGACGGTCAATTAGGACTCGCATTTAGTACCCTGTCAAATAATGCGATCAATATGATCGGGACCGACACAGGGAGAAAGACATTAGTTACTGCTGGACTTGTCGCGGCTGCGGGAGCATTCGCACGCAGGCAGTTTCCACAACTAAAACTGGGAGGAAGTAAGCTTTACTTTAGACTCTAAATGGTAACCACAATACAGAGATCGTTTGACAGCACGCCTACAGACAAGGAATATTTTTCTTTGACTGATAATATGAATAGTTCGAATTTGGGCAATATACAAGTGCCTGGTGGATCATCGCGGATTTCCAGGGTGGATTGCGCCATTGACGGATTTAATGCAAAAGGATATCAGGTTGTATGTCGTTTACTTGGATCTGATTTTTCAGAACAGAATTTTACCATCATGGGAATAGCTGGAGATTCAGCCGATGCGGCATGTGCAGTCGGTTTTAATTCCGTCCCTGTTGCATTCCCCATTGGCAATGCAAATAATATAGATCTACAAATTGCAATTCAGATTAGTGGTGGCGGTAGTATGGCGGCTTCGTCTGGATCTGTCACACTATACTTTGAATGATCCTGGCATGAATGGCTAAAGAGAAGATAGGCAGCAATGCCACCTTTAGTGGAACCCAAAAAGGTTCTACAATAGTTAAGGATCATCTTTACGCATACGCTGTTGGAGAAGCTGCATCTACTAGTTCAGATACCAGGCTTTCTTTTGCAACAGGGAAATATTATGTTGTTGGGCGTTTTACTGGTAACGGTTCCGCAGATCCTACGGGAGCAGATAATGGAAACATTACAGTCTGGAGTCTAAGCTTTAATGGGGTTCTTGTGGTACGGTTTAAAGTTGAATCCGCCACCGAAACTAACCCTATGCAGGGTTATAATGATATAGTAATTCCACCTCTTACTGAAGTTATAGTCGTTAGTCAATCTAACGGTGATAGTGCGGGCCGAATAACTACCTGTTCTATAGTTGGCAGAGTTTACAGATGATTAAATGACCCTGGCCGCGTCTAAGTCTATTTCAAGGGTAAAAGGCGGGAACATATACGGTTGGTCAGGTTCCTACACCCTGGCTTCTTCAGCCGTCACTCTCCTGGACTATACGAATCCTTCTCACTTTTACCTGACGCGGATCACCCTGGGCATAGATTGGAGCGCCATATCAGTAGGCGAGGTTCTGAGCTATGTGATCAATGTAGATGGCCAGGCATTATTCGTTGAAAAATTTGTTGTCGATGCTGATAATACTGGGGATCAACCCAAAATGTTTGAATTCATTATACCCCCAAATTCCACAGTTAAGATCCAGGCAACAGAAAGCGCGAATAATGGATCTATCTCATGTATGCTAACAGGATATAGATTATGAAGAAAGAAGATAATTTTGAGGAGATCATGAAAAACATCGATTTCACCAGGTGGCTTCAGGCATTGATTCCAGTAATGCAACCGATCATAATCTTTGGAGCCTGGTTAGGTTTTTCTATGATTGATAAAAAAGCCAGTGCAGTTTCTAAGTTAATAGCCCTGGCGGAACCGATCCCCACAATAGATCTGAATGTACCCAGACCGGTTGTCCTGGCTTCTCTTTATCATTCAACAGATACAGCGTTGAAGATCTTAAAAGATGTGATAAAATATTTCGAGGATCTTGAGATCCCTTCAGCAGAAGAAATAATAGAAGAGGTTGAAGAAATAGTAGAAGAGGTGATAGTTGAAGTTGTAGATGATGTGTTGAAACCCACATCCCCAGAATTTCAAACGTCCCTGGCAAATTGTGTTATCAGTTCTAAAAAGACCCTGGGTGCTGCATACTGGCTACTTGGACCTTCCTGGATCCTCCAGTGCATGCTTCAAAAAGGATTCAAAGTATCACTAAAATATATCAAGGATAAATTATTCTAATGACAGATTTAGCATTTTATCTTTTTGCCTTAATTTCGTTTGGAATATATTTTATAATTTATACATATTATGTTCCTTTGAAAACCCAACAAAAAATAGAATCCTGGTTGAAGAGTTCTGAATCTGACGAAACCCTCCTAATGTCGTTAGATGTGATCACTAAAAAAATCAGGGAACAGATGTTAATTGATTTTGAGGAATTTATGTTGCCACAAGCGCGTGAGAGTCTTAAAAAATTCTGGGCTGGATCCATGGGAGCAGCTGCGAAGGAACTGAAGGGATCTGAGGAGGGTTCTAAACTTTCTTTGTTGCATAATATCACACAGGATCTATCAGGTCAGCCCTGGTATATTCAGGCGCTGGCTTCTAAAATGTTGCCCATTATCACGGAAGCAGCTAATAAGCAGACAATAAGCACTTCTGAGCAGGTTTTAAGCATGGGATTACAGAAATAAGC